GCGTAGATGTCGGCCGAGGGCTCCATGCCCGTGCCGGTCTGGTTCATCTCTGGAACGAGGGTGTCGAGTGACTGCATAGGGAGGAGAGGCTAACGCGGCTCGAACCATTCCCAGCGCCGCTACGCTCACCCCGGTCGTGCGGACGTGGCGGAACTGGCAGACGCGCTGGGTTTAGGTCTCAGTGCCCGAGAGGGCGTGGGGGTTCGAGTCCCCCCGTCCGCACCATGCCCAGGCCGCAGATCCCTTGCGAACACTGGCATTCGGCAGACGGTGACGGGGTCACATCTTCGATCTGGTCACAGATTGGTCACAACTGCTCCCGGCTTGGCGTCGCTGATGAGGCGTGCGATGACGTCGGCGTGGTCGCCCTCTACCGCCGGCATGACGTGGCTGTACGTGTCGAGCGTGATGGTCACAGACGAGTGACCGAGACGGTCCGCCACGACCTTGGCCGGCGTGCCGGCCGCTAGCGCCAACGTCGCGTAGGTGTGGCGCAGGTCGTGCAGGCGAATCCGGGCCAGACCGGAGCGCTTCACCCTGCGATCGAACTCCCGGGAGAAGTGGTCAGGGTGAAGCGGGCGACCGTCGACTTGGGCGAATACGAGGCCCTCGTCGGCGTAGCCCTCCCCGAGCAGCAGTCGCTCCTCGGCCTGCCGGCGGCGCTGCGCCTTGAGCGCTGCGACCAGCTCGGGCTGCAGGCGGATCGTCCGGCCCTTGTTCGTCTTGGTGGAGCTCGACCGGTGGATGACGTGGTCGACGGCAGTGATCGTCCGACAGATCGTCACCCGCGAGCCGCGCAGGTCGACGTCGTCCCACGTGAGGCCGAGCGCCTCGCCACGCCGGCAGCCGGTCAGCGCCAGGAACGTCCACACGTTCGCGTAGCGGGTGTCCTTCTCGTGCTCGAGGAACGCAGCCACCTCGGCCGCTGACCACGTCTTCATCTCGGGCCGGCCCGCTGCGTTGTGGCGGGGCGGCTGGGCGCTCATCGCCGGGTTGAACTGGATCTTGCGGGCACGGACCGCCGCGTCGAGCGACATCCGCATGATGGTCGCCACGTGGCGCACCGTCGACACGCTCAGCCCCTTGCCGTTCGCACGGCCAGACCGGACGAGCTCGGCGTACAGCCGGTCGAGGGTCGCCGTGTCGAGCTGCTGCAGTCGAACGTCACCGATCCGCGGGCGGACGTACCGCTCCACCTTGGCCGTGTAGAAGTCGAGCGTTGACGGCTTCACCCGCGCCGCCGTCACGGCGAGCCAGTGGTCGAGCCAGTCCCCCACGGTCAAGTCGTCGCGCATCACGTGATCGCCTCGACGGGAGTCGCTGCGCAGTGCGTCAAGCGCCTCTTGCGCCGCAGCCTTGGTCGCGAAACCGCGGCGCCGCGCCTGCCGGCGCTGTCGCCACACGCCCTTCGCGTCATAGCCCTCGCCGAGGTCGACCACGAACCCCCACGTGCCCGTCGCGATGTCCTTCCGCGGTGCAGCCGAGCGCGAGCGCGTCACTGGTCGGCTCGGCTTCCAAGATGGACACCCGCAGCGATGATCTCCTCGACAACCGCTGCGTCTTCCGGGCTGAACCTGAGCCGCACGTAGTTGAGCAGGTTCGGGATCGAGAGCTGGTCCAGTGCAAGGGATACGGCGAACCGGAGACCCTGAGCAGTGTCCTCTTGGTGCGCCTCGGCGAACTCATACTCATCGTTGGCGACACGGAGCGCATCCATGGCCGTGGCGAACCGGTCCATTCCGATTCGCCAGGCCCGCAGCGCCTCCTGCACGCGTCCGACTTCCGGGCTGCCGGCCCCAACTAGGAGCAGATCCTCGGGGGACACGCTGAACGCCCGAGCGAACGCCGCCAGGTCGTCCACGCTCACGGACCGATTGCCTCGCTCGACCTTCGAAAGTGTCGTGATCCCCATCGGGTGACCGACTTCGGCCATCCGAGACTCAAGGATTTCGAGGGTCCAGCCACGCGCCGTCCGATGATCCTTGACCGCTAGTCGCACCGCATCTGCGGCCGACGGCTGTCGTTGAGGGGTTTCCGCCACGTTCATCCGATCGTCGATTTGCGAATATGGAGAAAGTGTACAGGATCGGTTGAACGATGTCTAGTGCGACCGTACGGTGAAATGCGTACCGATCCGTTCAGCTGCACCTCCTCCAATTGAAGGGTGTCCAATCATGCAGATCCCCGACCCCACAGTCACCCCAACCATCTCGGTCGACGAGGCAGCACGGATCCTCGGTATCAGCCGAGGTGCCGCCTACGCGATGGCCCGTTCTTACCGCGAGTCCGACGGCGCCGAGGGACTGCCGACCGTGATCTGTGGGCCACGTCGATACAGGGTCCCGACGGCCGCGTTGCGCCGCATGCTCCAGCTCGACGCCGCCGGCTGACTCCCCCGTCGTCGAGTCCGGCGACACCCCCAGTCACGTGAATGGAGAAGCCCGTGACCCAGACCTACGTGATGCCCGAAGACTTCGCATGGGAGGCGCCCGCTCCGCTTGGCCGCGACCCGTTCGATCCTGACCCGACGCTGTGCGTGCACTGCCAGCTCGAGCCGAAGTCGGAGCGACACCGCGGCACCCATCTGGGCGCCTGGTGTCTCCGCGCCCAGCGCAAGAACGGTGGCACCCTGCCGACCGACGAGCAGATCGAGCGGCGCCAGCTCAAGCTGTACCGGGATCAGCAGGAGGACGACGGGCACGACCCAGCGACCCGCTACGAGGCTGTCACGGAGGTCCTAGTGGACCCGGCGGTCCTCGCGTTCCTGGTCGACGAACCGCCGCGTCCTCGGCGCACAGGGCCGCTCATCCCCGACACCGAGGACGGGCAGCGCTGATGGCCACCGGGAAGAAACTGCCGTGGCTCAGGCTGTACACCGAGATGCCGACCGACCCGAAGATCCGCCGGCTCGAGGTGCCGCATCGCTGGCTCTACGTCGTGGTGCTGTGCCTAGCGCGCCAGTCGCCGGTTCCGGGGAGCCTCATGCTGACCGAGCAGCAGCCGATCACCGAGGCCGACCTCGCCGAGGAGGCCGGGCTGCATTGGCGGACGGTCCGGTCGGGCATGGCCAGGCTCGCTGACGTGGGTCTGGTCGTCGTCGATCTCGACCGCGACACGTGGCAGGTGCCGACGTTCGAGCGCCGGCAACCGGTGTCAGATTCGTCGACTTCGAGGGTCGCGAAGCACCGAGCTCGGGGCGGTCCGCGGTGATTCAGGAACCGCTCAGGATTGGTTCAGGATCGGTTCAGGATCGAGTCACGATCCGCTCACGACCGTCTCAGGATTGGCTCACGATAGTGTCACGATCCGTTCAGGATTTCGGCAGACCCGCGCCAGGGGTGCGATCCGCTCGCCGATGTAACGGCCATGTAACGGTCTGCCCCCCTGCCACGCGCAGCGTTTCTGTAACGGACCAGAGTAAGAGACAGAGACAGATCTATCCCCCCTATAGGTCCCCTTTCGTCATCCACAGCCTGTGGAAGCGAGGGGCTGCGCCCCTCCCGCACCCCCGGAGGTTCGTCCCATGAGTGGTCGACGAGCAGATGGCTCCAACCCCAGAGCGCTGGGCACCAACCCTCGCAACGCTCCCGACGGGGAGCACGTCGGCAAGCGGCTCGACCGCATCGACGCGAAGCTCGACGAGGTCGTCCGACTGCTCACCGCAGTCCACGCCCAGCACCGCACCGGGACCCACGGCCCCGTCACCCTCGACGACGGCAGCGTGTTCCTTCCGGGCACTGGCACCGTCGGCAAGCGCACCCTCAGCGACGACGCCCAGGCGGCACTCGATGCACTCGACGCCGAGGACGCGCACCGTGACTGAACTGCCACGGAGCGTCCCTATCGGACATTCGCTTCCCTGTAGGTGAGGGGGTGAACATCTCCTCCGCTTCGGCCGGCCGGTCACACCAACCCGTCGAAGCGCTGCCCGGGCCGGGCCTTCTCCACCGGTCCCGGGCAAGAACGCCCCCGGGCATCGCACCCCACCACGTGCCCGGACCCCCAGCCATGCCCACCACCCGCCGAGCCTGCATCGACTGCGGAACCGTCGCAGCCGGCACACGATGCGCACGCTGCGAAGCCGACCGACAGCGCACCCGGAACGCCACCCGCCCCCACCTCGCCGGTGGCCATCAGGCCGACGCCCGCCACATCCGCAACACCGCGACCAGCTGCTGGCTCTGCGGATGGGGACCACGACCAGACGACCCATGGGTCGCCGACCACCAGACCCCACGCCAACCAGGACTCGCAGCCGCACACAGGTCCTGCAACAGCACCAAAGCCGGGATCGACAAGCAACTCCTCAACGGCCAGCTCACCCACGACGCCTACATCGCAGCACTTGAACGGCTACGAGCCGAGCTGCACGACACCAAACGACCACGACCGACCACCACCGCCCACCCCCTCCCAAGGGTGCCGGTTTCTGACACCAACCCCGCCCGCCCCTAGCCCCGGAACACCCTTTCGCGCACGACTCGGCCCGAATCGCGATTTTCGAGAGACCATGAATCTGACCCCGCCCGACATCCTCAGCCCTCGAGCACTCGAGGTGTGGTGCCACGTCACCGACACGACGACCCACCTCCGCCCGGAGCACTGCGACACGCTCGTCGCCTATTGCGAAGCCGTGCAGCGACACGAGGACGCCATCGTGCGACTCCGTGAGCTGCCGTCACCGATCGCCGTTGGCTCGCAAGGCCAGCCGGTGCTCGCACCGGAGGTTCGCCTGGTCGAGACGTCCGCCAACCTGATTAGGCAGCTGGCTAGGTCGCTGCGCATCACGCCCGAGGTGCAGCAGATCGCCGAGGTCGACTCAGCGCAGCGTGCGCTCGACGAGTTCCGGGAGCGACGCGAGCGAGAACTCGGCATCGCGTAGGAACGCCTGGTCGCTGCTCGTGGGTGGGCCGGCGACCGGGACAGGGGAGGCGGCCACGTGGGGTGGTCCGTCCCGAGAGGGTCCACCGACCGGACTGGCCGAGCAGGCGGTCCGGTCGGTGGCTCCCTGCCTTTCTGAGACCGCTGGTCAGCGCTCCTCGGTCAGGCGCTGACCGCGACCGGGGCCGGCGGCGCTCTGCTCGACGCCGCCGGCCCCACTCTTCACCAGACCGACCCCAGACCGACGAGAGGTTCACCCCCATGACCGAGCTCCACTTCGCCAACTTCACGACCGACGCCGGCTTCGAGATCCGCGACGTCATCGACGGCGACGGATTCACCGTCGAGGGCCGACTCGTGCCTTTCGACGTGATCACGCCGAGCGCCGGCCGCACGTCGGCCGGGTCCGACCGTCCGTACCGCGAGCGGTTCCGTCGGGGAGCGTTCGCCAAGTCGATCCGCGAGTCGCTGCACCGTGTCGTGCTTCGACCGGAGCACGGTGCGGCACCGGTCGGCCGGGCGGTGGCGCTCGAGGAACGCTCCGACGGCCTGTACGGCACGTTCCGCGTGTCGGATGTGCCCGCCGGCCGTGACATGCTCACGCTGATCCGTGACGGTGTCACCCCGGACCTGTCGATCGAGTTCCTGCCGGTCCGTCACAGCAAGGTCGGCGGCATCCTCGACCGCACAGAGGTGGCGCTGCGTGGCGTCGCCGCCAGCTACCGGCCTGCCTACCCCGGCGCCCAGGTCCTCGCCGTCCGCGACGACGCCCCGGGTTCCCCTCGCCGCGACGCCGCAGCACGCGAGCTCGCCCGCATGCGCGCCGTGTCTCGCTGACACCACTCCAAGTTCGCTCCGCTGGCCCACATGGTCAGCGGCACGAGTCGCCCCGGTCGTTGGTTCTTCCGACCGGGTCGAGTCCCCCGCAGCGCCGGACCGCCTCGAGCGGCACCACCCTGCGGTCGGAATTGGGGGCCAGGGTCTGCCGCCGGTCGTTCGGTCAGGGCCGGCGGCAGACCGGCTTGTCCCCGCACTCTCTCCGGCCCGCCGCCACCCGGTGCCGAGCCACCCCGCCAGACGCCGCGCCCCGGCGCCGCACCGCATGCCGGACCCCGCCAGGGGCACCACATGCCGAGCACCCCGCGACGCACCTCTGACGGACCACACGACGCCGGACCGCCTCACGAGCGGCACCACCTCGACGTGGACCCCACCAATCCTTCTCGCCCGAAAGGCAACACCATGTCCAGTTCTCTCATCGCGCAGCTTCGCAAGCGGCGCGACAGCCACATCGACGCCATCGAAGCGATCATCGACGACGCCGACACCCAGCACCGCGACCTCACCGCACTCGAGGACGCCAAGGTGACCTCGGAGCGCAGCGCCGCCGAGAAGATCAACGATCGCATCGACGAGCTCCTCAGCAACGAGGAGCGACGCAACGCCCAGGACGACGCGCTTCGACGCTTCGGACCGGGCGGTGGCTCCGTCACCCGCGTCAACGAGGCGGAGCTGTACCGCGAGGACTCCGAGCACGACTTCGTGCGTGACGTCGCCGCGGCTCTGACCGCCCAGGACTCTGTGGCGGCAACGCGGCTCGCCCACCACAACGAGGAGCACCGTGCCACCGTCTCCGGTGGCCTCGGCGGGTTCGTCATCCCGCAGTTCGCCCTCGACCTAGCCGCGCTGGCGATCACCAACGGTCGACCGTTCGCGAACATCGTGACCCAGCGTCCGCTGACCAGCGGCACCGTCGTCATCCCCCGCCAGTCCAGCAACACGGAGGTGGACGGCGTCGACGAGCTCGAGGCCGGCCCCGACGAGGACTTCGAGACCGACGACGACCTGACCGCGTCAGCGAAGACCTTGACCGGCTTCACGGACCTGTCCGTGCAGTCGTTCGACTTCTCGCAGCTCGACTCCGGTCTCGTGCTCTCCGATCTGCGCAAGCAGTACGACCAGAGCCTCGACCTGCAGGCGCTGACCGGCAACACCTCCAAGCAGCTGCCGGGCATCCTGACCCGCACCACCTACAGCGGGCTGAACACGATCGACGCCTCGGCCGTCGAGTTGGCGGTTCAGCTGTGGGGAGTCGTCTCGGCAGCCAAGGCCGCGGTCCGCAACGGGGTGAACGCTCCGGCGACGCACCTGGTGCTGAACCCCGAGGTGTGGAGCTGGATCGAGTCGGCCACCGACTCCGAGGGCCGTCCGCTCTTCGGGCACAGCTACTCGTCGCCGCAGAACGTGCAGGGCGCCGGCAACGTGTTCAACGGCCTGACCGTCGTCGAGGACGCCAACTGCCCGGTCGACAAGGCGATCGTCCTCAAGGCCGACGAGGTCCTCCTGTGGGAGACCGGCCCGGCGACGATGACGATCGACCAGGTCGGCGCCCACACGGGCACGATCCGGTTCGTCATCCGCGGCTACGCGGCGTTCGAGTCGCTGCGCTACACGGGCGCCGTCAAGGTCATCGCCGGCATCCCCGAGCCGACGTTCGACATCCCCACCGGGTCCGAGGACTGACCTCCCTCTGAGCGTGCGGGGCGCCGGTCAACAACGACCGGCGCCCCGTCCTCGGGTGCCGCTCCATGTCCTACGCCGAACTCGAACAGTTCCAGCGGTACCTCAACCTTGGCGACCACGAGCTGTCCGAGGTCGACCTCGCTGACCTGCAGGACGTCCTCGACGACGCAGCTGCGCACATCGACGAGGAGTGCAACCGGACGTTCACCGTGCCGGAAGGCACGACGACCCGCACCTACCCGGTCGTCGACCGCACCGTGTTCGTCGATGACATCTCCGACCCGGAGTCGATCGTGGTTGAGGTCGGCGGCACCGAGGTCGACTGGTCCTACGACCCGCCGTCGTTCGGCCGTCCCGTCACGACGCTGACCGTCGACACCACCGCCACGCGCGTGGACGTCACCGGCCCGTTCGGCTGGGCGGCGACGCCCCGTCAGATCGTCCGCGCCAACCTGATCATGGCGCACCGGCTCTACAAGCGCGCCGACACCCCGAGCGGTGTCGGCGGGTTCGACGCTGCCGGCGCCGTCGTGCGCATGCCGTGGCGCGACCCCGATGTCGTGAAGCTCCTCGCCCCGTTCCGCAAGGTCACTGTCGCGTGACCCGGGCGACCCCCATCGAAAGCACCTGAGCATGGCCGGCAAGTCGACCGCGATCTCTATCCACATTACCGGCGACGCGTCCGGCGCTCGGAAGGCGTTCAAGGACGCGTCCGCTGCCGCGTCCGGATTCGAGGGCAAGGCTGCTGCCGCCTCGGCCAAGTTCACCGCGGCTGGCGAGAAGATGCAGCAGACGGGCAAGGACCTGTCGTTGAAGGTGTCGCTGCCGCTCGTCGCGGCGGGCGGCGCCGCGTTCAAGATGGCTGCAGACGTGCAGGACGCCATGGGCGCCTCGTCGCAGATTTACGGGTCGGCGTCCGGCGACGTCAAGCGTTGGGCCAACTCGCTGCCGTCCTACTACGGCATCGCCAAGGGCGAGGCCTACGAGTACACGAACATCATGGGTTCGCTGATGAAGAACCTCGGCGGCCTGACCGAGGAGGAAGCGGCCAAGCAGTCCACCGCCCTGACCGGCCTGGCCGGCGACCTGGCAGCCATGTACGGCGGCACCACCGAGCAAGCCGTCAACGCAATGACGTCGGCGCTCAAGGGCAACACCGAGATGCTGGACAACTACGGCATCAGCGCCACCGCCGCGTCGCTCAAGGCGAAGGCGCTCGAGCTCGGGATCTCCGACGGCACGTCGGTGCTCACCGACCAGCAAAAGCAAGCCGCCATGCTCGCCATCATCTGGGAGCAGACCGGCGACGCCCAGGGCCAGGCTGCCCGCGAGTCCGAGGGCGCGTCCGGTCAGATGCGTGCGTTCACCACCGACGTGAAGAACCTCGCGTCGGACCTCGGCACCAAGCTCCTGCCCGCCGGCACCGAGGTGCTCGGCTGGGGCCGCTCGGCGCTCGACGTGTTCGGCAACCTCCCCGGGCCGGTACAGAACGGAGCGCTCGCCGTCGGCGCGCTCGCCGCCGCTGCCGGCCCCGCCACCTACGTCCTCGGCAGCATGTCCAAGGCGGTCGCCCTCGGCATGGACGGCGCCGGCGCGGCCGTCGGCGCGTGGAACGGCCTCCGGGGCACGCTCGACGCCGTCAGCCAGGTCGCCGCAACCCAGGGCGTCTCCAAATTCACGGCCCTCAGCAACATCATGGGCCAGTCGTGGCGCGAGTCGACCAAGCTCCGCGTCGGCCTCAAGGGCGTCGCAGGCGCTGCGATCGGCCTCGCCGCGGTGCAGGTGTCGTTCGACTGGCTGAACGAGGGCGCCGGCCTCGCACAGAAGGCCGAGGACGCCCACAACCGGCTGACGATCGCCATCCGCAAGGGCAACCAGGAGGACGCATTCGCAGCGTTCTCCGACGCCGTCGCGGCTGAGCAGAGCACCCTGCGCATCCAGAACCTGTGGCAGGAGTTCGGCTCAGAGATCGAGCTCGTCGGCACCGGCGTCAAGGCCGACGTCGAACAGGTGCAGCGCGCGTTCGATCAGCTCGACCCGCAGCAGGCAGCCGCGGCGCTCGACGCCCTCGAGTCGGCGACCGCCGGCCTCGACAAGTCGTCGCGGCAGTACGCGATCAACACCGAGTTCATCCAGCGCAACCGCGAGTCGCTCGGCCTGGCAGCCGAGGCCGCGGACGCCAAGGCCGAGGCGGACGGCGGCGCTGCGTCGGCGTCGTCGGCGCTGGGCACGGTCAGCGACGAGACGGCCGGTTCGCTCGAGGATCTGAACGCAGCGCTGTCCGAGGCGTCGCAGCAGCTCGAGCGCATGTCCGGTGTCGCGCTCGAGGCGGACCAGGCCGAACGTGCACTCAAGGACGCCACCGACCAGCTGATGCAGTCGCTGGCCGAGAACGGGCGGACGTTCGACATCAACACGGAGAAGGGTCGAGCGAACCGCGACGCCCTCGACGCCCAAGTGCAGGCTGCGTTCGAGCTCGCCACCGCTCAGTCGCAGATCGACACGACCGGCAAGTCGAGCACGGAGACGCTCAACGGCCAGGTCGGCGCGCTGATGCGCATGCAGCAGCAGGGCCTGATCACCAAGGACGAGTACAACCGGCTGCTGCAGGTCTACGGCCTGACCCCGGACGCGATCACGACTCGCATCAACGCCGACACCACCGCCGCCAAGAACGATGCGGCGAACCTGACGACGACGCTGCGGAACTTGCCGGGTGTGCCGGCGCCGGTGCGGTCGCAGATCGAGGCGTGGATCGCCGCCGGGTCGTTCCACGCTGCCCGCGCTGAGATCGACCGTCTGACCGCTCGGCGCACGATCAGCATCGACGCCTACATGCGCATCCAGAACATCGGCGACCCCGCGAAGCTGTTCGGCTGGGGCGCCCGCGCCAAGGGCGGTCCGGTGTCGGCCGGCATGCCGTACATGGTCGGCGAGGAAGGTCCCGAGCTGATCGTCCCCGACGCCAACGGCATGGTCCTCACCGCGGCCGAAACTGCTGCGCTCGGACGTGGCGCCGGCAGCGGCGGACGTGGTGCGGTGGGAGGTGCTGGGAATGTCGTGGTGCACAACCACATCAACCTGTCCGGCGCCCTCATCGACCGGTTCGCAGAGCGCCGCATTTCTGACCTGATCGAATCGGCAACCCGCAAGGGTCTCCTCCAGCTGTCGAGGTTGTCGTGACGATTGACGTCGTCGAGTACACACCGGGCGGGGTCGTCGAGCACCCGCTGGTGCGCGATCTGGTCAACGCTGCCGAGGTCGCGATCGAGCGTGGACGGATGACCGTCGCACCGATCGACCACGGGATCATCCTCGTCGTCCCCTCGGAGCTCGTCGTCGACGCAGCGTTCAGCCCGTCCATCTCGCACAGGGCGACATGGGAGATCGCGCTACGGCGCTCGACCGACAGCCGGTCGTGCGCCGCCTACGTCATCCCCGGCGACCCCGACGAACTCGGCGCCGAAGTCCTCGACCTGCAGTACACCGGAGCGCAGCTATGACCGTCCCCTACGATCACCCCATGACGCAGCCCGACCCCATCGGCGAGCTCGCGCTCCAAGAGGGCCGAGCGGCGATCGCCGAGCAACGGGAGGCGCTCGAGAAGCTTCGTACGCGGGCGGTCGCATACGTCGCCGCGGTGATCGCCGTCGCCGGGTTCGTCGGCGCCGATGCGCCGGGAGGGTGGCCGTCGAACGTCGTCAGGGTGCTGGCCCTCGTCGCAACGCTCGGAGTCGCGTGGCTGTCGACCCAGGTTCTCAAGCCGCGCAAGTGGAAGTTCATTCTCAACGCCAACGAGCTGGCAGCGGACCCCGCTTGGGACGATGAGGCTCGACCCGAGCTGACCCTCGCCACCTTTCTGGCTGGCCACGCCGACCATAACGACGAGCAGCTCGATGCCATGCATAACCTCTTCGCATGGGAACTGAAACTGGGATCGGCGGCAGTAGCGCTCTGGCTCGTCCAGGCGATGCTCTGAACGGCGGCGGGGGACCGAAGGACCCGCCAGCGCCCCCACCGAAGCCACGCGACCCCGGCCGCGAGTCGACCCGAGGCGCACCTCGCCCGGAGACGAAATGAGCGGCGACAAGCCCAAGGGCCGTGGCGACGACAAATCGACCAAGACGGGCAGCGTTCCCCCTCCGGCACCGAAGGACGACAGGCCCAACCGTCCACGAGACCCGGGCAGGGAGTCCACGCGATCTCAGCAGGACGATTGGGAGTATCGCGACTCCTGACAGTCCCAGGTCAGGCGGCGTGCCGACTTCTATGCTTGCGCGCATGGAATTCAGCGACGATTTCGTCGAGACCGCCAGTCACGTTGTCTTCCGATGGGAGGATCCGATCACGGAGGACGACGAGCGCAGCAAGCAGGCAATGCTGCGTCTCGGCGACCAGCTCGGCGAGTGGGAGCGGGGAGGGTTCCGCGTCGTAGCGTGCACGCAAGGACCCACCCTCGGCGAGGCCGACGAGTATCGGTCAGTTGAGTACCTCTTCACGATGGTGAAGACCTGAGCGGCGTCGACCCCGCGGGCCTACTTCGGCAGGGTTGTGCTCGGAGAGGTCACGGTGGCCATCCCCTCGACGAGCGGGGCGAGCTGTTCGCTCACCTCGTCCGTCTTGCGCTTGATGATCTCCTCGCCGACGTCCGGCTCGTGTTCGAACGCCACCCACAGCCCCAGCAGCGTCGCAACGGCCAATGCTGCGGCAACCTTGCGTAGCCCCAGTCGCGACGCCACCGTGGCCAGCGATGCGCACGTGAGAATGGTCGTAGCTGCGACTCCGGTCGACATGCGAACAGTCTGAGCGCAGGGTGTGACAACGAGTCTCGGCACCTAGTTGCCCGAGGTCAGGAAGTCTCGCTGTCCCACGCGAGTCGTAGCGTCCCTGCCATGACACCAGGAGACCCGTTTCGCACCAAGCAGCTCGACGAGCTGAGGTCCTCACACCGCCGGCTGCTCGTCGCACTCGAGCACGCCGAGGTCGGGATGGACGATGCCGACGAGCTCCCGAATCCGGAACCGGACGCCGCCATCGAGTCCGCGATCCGAGCCGAGGTCCAGTCCCTCGTCGAGTCGAATGGCCCGATGTTCGAGGCGTACGCCGACTACCACCAAGGCGCTCTGTTGCTCAATGCTGTGCGCAAGGTGGGATCGTACGCGATCGACGGCGTGCGCGACCGGGCACGGGCTGCGCTGCCGTCGCTGCGGGGCGCCGCCTACGCGGTGAACGAGTCGGACGGCTGGCCTGTGGTGCGTCAGGTCGCGGTTCTGCTCAGGCTCGCAGAGCGCTACTCCAAGGATGTCGATCAGGCGGTCTCGCCATGAGGCCGCAGACCGCGAGGCCGGCACTCAACGCTCGGCGCCCCCTCGGCCGTGCGAACACCTTTGCGACCGACAGGGGTTGAATCGAACACCTGTTTGATGCTACGCTAGCGTCTGGATAGGAGACGACCACCGCCTCGCGTGCACCGGTCATCCCGAGCATCCCCGCCGAGCAACCGCTCGGAAAGGAAACCGCCGAGCCGGGCGCCCAATAGGTCGGGCACCCGAGGATGGATACCGTCATGCCTACAGTCACCCCCGCCCAACGACAGACCTGGGACCGCATCGACGTCCCGTTGCTCGAATGGTTGGCCGATCACCCCGACGTCCGAGCGATCGAACCCACCCCCGTCGCGGCTGAGCTCGGTGCTGACGTCGCCGATGTCCGGCGCAGCCTCGATCGGATGGACGGCATCTTCTACGAGGGGAAGTCCATGTTCGGCGGCGAGAGCGGCACCCGCATGATGCCCCGCCTCACCGAGCGGGGACTTCGCGCAGCCGGCGTTTGGCCCAGCGACGACCCCTTCGCTGCCCTCGTCACGGCGATCGAAGCACGGATCGCCGCGACGCCCGACGACGCCGACCGGAGCAAGCTCGAGTCCATCCGGGACGGGTTGGTTGGCGCCGGAAGAGACGTCATGGTGGGCGTGCTCACGGCCTACGTGAAGGGTCAGGCCGGACTGGCCTGACCGCGTGTGGCCGCGAACGCGACGATGCCCCCGCTCCGGCGGGGGCATCGCTCGTTCTGGGGTCAGCTCGCCCCGCCGTGCAGTAATCGGAGCACCGGGCGAGCCGGGGCAGACGGTGCAGCGTCGGCGGTCGCCGCTGTCGTCGAAACTCGGTCCGGCCGGCGGCGGGCACCCACACCATGGGGCGACTCCCTGGTCGGCGCTTGAAACTCGCTCCGGTGGGGATCGGTCGCCCAAGCGAGCACCGCATCCGCGTACGCCCGGCTACCGAGCGAACGGGCGAGGGAGATCCCGCTGCGGGCCACGTCGTCCAGGACCCTGTGACTGATCGGTGTGCGTCCCGAGGGGACACACACCGAGCCAGACATGTAGGTCCGTGCCCCGTCCGCACCGACGTCGCCGCCGACCGCAGCCGCGACCCGGGCGGCGAAGTACTCGAGGTCGGCAAGACGCTTGGTCAGGTCGGCGACCTGGAGCGCCAGGATCCGCTCGGCGTCCGTGAATCGCACCGACGGGTCGATCGCGTTGTCGGGCCGATGGGCGTCGTCCTGGCGAACCTCTGGGTGGAGGACCTCGATCAGCACTCGCTCGACCTGGTCGGCCGGCACGAGCGCATGGACGAGCCGCTCCACGAGGTCGACCGAGCAGCCGACTCCACCGCCTGCCGTCTCGATGTCGCGCACGTGGCCGACTGACACCCCGGCCGCCTCCGCGAGGTCTTTGACGGTGAGGTCCGCCGTCCGGCGTAGGCGTTGAATGCGCCGACCCACCAGGTGTGTCCGGTCGGATGGGACTCGCCGGTCTGACGGACAGCCGCTCATGACACACGTCCGAGCTCGGCGCGGTCGCGGTGCGTGCCGGTCCAGCCGGCGACCATGCCGGACGTCGAGTACCGGCTCGACTGGGCGCCGCAGCTGCAGCGTCCCGTGAACGTCGGTCGGCCCCGCTCGAGCGTGCGCTCCAGCGACACCCTGTGGTGGCCCCTCTGCGTCGTGGTGGACATCGTTGGTTCTCCTGGGGTTCGGACCCGTGTGCTGGTCACACGAGTGGTCACAAACGCCTTGGAACACGACGACATCAGCCGTCACAGGGAGTCGTCCCGAGGCGCGGGGACCCCTGGAAACTCAACGATCCGACACTCCCCGACTCTTGTCGTCAGGTACGTGGCCGAAGTTCGAGTCCCCCCGTCCGCACCACGTCCGGGACTCAGCCGTTGCGGCCGCGGAGCTGGTCCACCGCAGCGGTGACCGCCGCCGCGTGGCACTCCTGGCCCGCAGCGGTGAGGTGCCAGCCGTCCGGGCCGGTGCCGCCCCGGCAGTCCCTCATCCACCAGTCGAGCGGGATCTTGGACACGCCCGGACCCGCGACGACCTCCTGCAGGAACTCCGCGATCCGCTTCTGCTCGCGGATCACCGGGTCGGCCGGATCGTGGTGGCTGACGATGTAGACGTGGGCGCCCCTGGAGCGGGCGACGCGGAACACCTCGGTCGCCGCACGCACGTAGGCGTCCTGGCGGGCGCGATCGGTCCCGCGCGGGAACGCGATCGACTGGATCACAACCATGTCCGGGTCGTACGAGGCGATGTTGAAGCGCATCTGGTCCAGGTAGCTGGCCTGGCCCTCCCACGGCTCCAGGATGTTGTTGCCGGGGAACCCGACGATCCTGGTGTCGATGCCACGCTCGCCCATCCGCCGCCACAACGGCGGGTGGATCGTCGGGGTCGTGCCGAAGATCCCCAGGGCGATGCTGTCGCCGACGAGCAGCACCCGCCGCACGGGCGTGCCTCGGCCGTCCGAGGGCCTCTCCGGCTGGCAGGCACCCAGCAGCAGCGCCGCCACCGCCACCAGCGCCAAGCCGATGAACGTCCGCCGGCCTCGTGCGGTCCCACCGGTCCGCGACGTCGATCTGATCACGTGAAGTCTCCCTGTCCGCCCTGCGCTCCGCCCGCCCCACCCGTCGGGACGCCCGGAGCCCGCCTATACGTCCGAGCTGCGCAACAGCCGCCCCGCCAGCTCACCTGTGTGCACCCCATGTTCCATGAACGGGCGCCCGTTGACCAATGTGTGGTCCATCCCGGTCGCACGCTGCACGAACCTGGGTGCGCCACCGGGGAAGTCGTGGGCG